ATCTGACCCCCAGAGAGATCACCCAGATATCTAGTATAATGATGACCCACAAGAAGTTCAGTCTGGTCATGTGCTACCTCACGAATACGGTTAACATACTGTTGACATGCTTCAGTAGGATAAATGGTCTTGTCCCAACCCTCTCCATAAAAATACTCACAGTCTTTTGCTAGACTACGATGTCTATAAAGTTCCTTAATGTTTAATGGTCCTATAATAGGATCATCTTTCAATCTTAGAACTTCTACTTCCATTGCCTGATAGATGAAGTAGTAGTTAGCAACAAGTTGTCTATACTTTTCCCTATTGACTACTCCACGAAGGAATGAACTAACAAACTTAGTATTCTCTGCTGCTGAGTGGGACTGTTTAGTACCTTCTTTAAGTTCTTTCGCTAATGCCATATACAATTATCAACTGTTTTATATATTATAGCACAATCACTCTTCTGTTTCAGCAGAACCTGCTTTGTATAGAGCAAGTTGTTCAGATGCAGTTGGTTGTCCATCTGGACCCCATTCTTGATCCTCTACCTCAGAATCATAAACTGTTGTATCATCTGAAGTAACAGGAGTACTCTCCTTCACTTGGTTACCAATAGTAGAAGGTGTTGGTACTCCAGCATTAGGATAAAATGTTCTCTTATCAACAGAAGTAATAGGACCAAAGAAATACCTATCGTAAGTAAAGGTTACCTGACATTCAAGCACTTGGTTGCCATCATATGAAACAGGCATTGCTGATACAGCAACTGGGAATGCATTAAGGAAAGTGTATTCAACATTCCTAAAGTGATCTTTATTAAATTTCTGTATCCTTATAGTATCAACTTTATATTCTTTAGGCCACTGCATACGATGATAATATGCTCTATGTGTTGTATCTGCTCTATCATTCTTCTCACCATAATGTGATCCAGAAGCTATAAACTCATGCCATAATTCAAAAAACTCTAATGCTCTATAGTCACTATCAACATAGAAAGTAAAAGTAGAATCAGTATATACTCTTGTATGTGCAAACTTTTCAACTATACCCATTCTATTACCTTCAATCTGTGCTGTAGCAAAAGAAGTTGCAGGTAATTCAGCACTATTACATAACAATCCAAGATCTCTACTAATAAAGAAGTTACTTACCCTAGGTTGTTTTCTAGTAATATAACCTCTAAGTTCTTGCATAGCAGCAAATCCATTAAAGAATACTTCATAATGGTTTGTAGTAGCTACCTTCTGGAATAAACTACGGATTCTTTCAGTTTTCTTTACTCTTGGATAGACTGGCACAATAAATACCTAAAGGGATCTTACGATGTATGGCTCGTTCAGGAAGATACAAACCTTCTAATATAAACAAGTATCGAGGGGATTATCGTAACATTATTTATCGTAGTTCCTGGGAAAGAGTTTTTATGTCATATTGTGATAAAAATGATAACATCATGGAATGGGGAAGTGAAGAGGTTATTATCCCCTACAGGTCACCACTTGACAACAGATTACATAGATATTTTCCTGACTTTTATGTTAAGGTAAAAGATAAATCAGGAAAACCTAAAAAATATATTATTGAAGTTAAACCCAAAAGACAATGTACTGCTCCAAAGGTTCAAACAACTAAAAATAAAAAATATATAAGAGAAGTGATGGAGTATGCTAAGAACCAAGCAAAATGGGATGCAGCAAAAGAATTTTGTAAAGACAGAATGATGGAATTTAAAATACTAACGGAGGATAACTTAGGTGTCTAGGCTTCAGCCAATTGTAGATAAATTTATCGGGACAGAACAACCCGATGATACAATGCTGGAAGTTTTAGATGCCATACAGGACACTAAAGTTATCCTACCAGAAGAAGGTGGTTTCTATACCTTTGTATATTTACCAAAAACTCCGATGATTGAGTATGATGAATTTCCTCTAATAGCATGTATGGAAATAAAGCAATGGGGTATTAGAGGATTCAGTTATCATTGGAATAAAATGAGAAACTATACATGGAATGAAGTAATTGGAGAGTTCCATGAATTATCAGTTGCTGAACTAGAACATGCTAGGTCACTAGGATATGCAAAATTCCAGCTAAATACATAAAAAGAGTCTAAGATAGTGCCAGCTAATCTAGGAAAAGTACTAAGATATCCCGAAGATCTGATTGATCATACTACTGATTACTTTCAGATCGAGGTTTTAAAGAATCCTAAAAAAATTGCAGGATTTGATGATATAACTGATATTAAGACATCTACAAAAACTGTGTCAGTACCAGGAGCAGAGGGTGAAGATCCCACTACAAAGGAAGTAAAGACATATAAAGGTGGTATGACTGGTCTATTTAAAGGTGGTCTTGACTCAGGAGCAATAGTACAAGCTAGCGATAAATATCAAAATCTACCAGTTAAACAAGTAATTATATTACCAATACCACAAAATATAAAAGATAATAATGGAGCTACTTGGGGAGAAAGCAAATTAAATGATTTTGCTGCTTGGGGTTTAGGTAAAATGGGGGAAGCAATGGCTGGAACAGGTAGAGAAGCCATTGATGTATTTGGTGATGTAATACAAGAAGCAGGAAAAGCTGCTAAAGGTAGTAGAGGATCTCAAGTCTTTGGTTATACAAAAATGGTTGCTGCTGCCAGTGCCTTAAACTCTCTTGGTGGAAATGTAAGTGCTAGTAGTCTACTATCAAGAGCTAGTGGGCAAATTGTTAACCAGAATGTTGAGATGGTCTTTAGTGGTGTTACAGTAAGATCATTTAATTTCTCATGGGATTTAGTTCCTAGAAGTAAAGATGAATCTATGGTACTAGAAAGAATAATAAAGACATTGAAACAATCAAGTGCTGCAAAAATGGATAATAAAGGAATAGGATTCTTAAATGCTCCTGATATATTCAGATTAAATTATATGCAAGGTGGGAAAAAGCATCCATTCCTGCATAGATTTAAAACATGTGCTATGAAAAATATAGCAATGAATTACACAGCAAGTGGAACTTATGCAACATATAATGAAGGAACTCCAGTTCATATGAAAATGGATTTAGCATTCACTGAATTTAACCCAATATATGCTGAAGATCATGACAAAGTAGACTCAGGAGTAGGTTACTAATGGCTAGACATTATTTTAGAAATATACCCAATATTGGGTACAAAAATGTCCTCTCATCATCAGTTGATAGAGAGAACTATGTTTATGCTAAGAATCTATTCCTAAGAGCAAAAGTTAGGGATGTACTTGCAAAAAATATTACATTTCTAAAGTCTTACATAATTAAAGAAGGTGTAAGACCTGATATGGTTGCAGATCAAATATATGGTGATCCTGAATATGATTGGATTATATTAACTGTTGCAAACATTATAAATGTTAGATCTGAATGGCCAATGAGTAGTAAAGTATTATATGATTACTGCGATAACAAATATGGTCTTGAATTAAATGATACACAATACTATGAAACAACTGAAGTAAAAGATAATCAAGGCAGATTAATCCTTCCCGCAGGTAAAATTGTAGATAAAGACTTTACAATTCCACATCCAGATACCCATAACATTACGCTCAACCCTGTTATAGGAATTAATAATTATCTAGTAGAAACTAGAGAAAATGAGAAAAAAAGAAATATTAAAATTATGAGGAAAGAATATCTAACAATGTTCCTACAAGATATGAAGGAAACGCTTGAATATACAAAATCATCTCAGTACGCAAGTCGTAATTTAAAGAAAGCATATAACCCTACTTAAGTTTAGGTCCACTAGCCCATCCAACCAATACCAACCTCTCACCTTTGGTGAGTGGTTCTGCTTTGTGTGGACACCTGGCATCAAAAACCACTGCTGTACCTAAACTCTTAGGAATCTCGCAGTGTCGGTTAAAATAATCAACAATAAGTAATTCACCACCCTCATACTCATCTGGTCTAGAGAGTTGAAGACTGAGACTTAACTTCCTCCAAACTTTTTTAGTTGGAGCAGTTCCATAGTCACAATGCCATTCAAATTTACCACCTTCTCTATATCTAAGAATTTGAAATTCAAAAATCTCAAGATCAAATTCATAATATTTATTATTAATATTCTCAAATATATATGAACCTATTGATGATATTATACTATCCTCAGTAGGACAGTGAATATCACAAAACCTAAAATCTTCCTTATCTTTATAAGTTGTCTGATGTACTTTCCAATCATCTTCAGATAGATTAGAAATATAATCTAATATTTTATTACAACCATCTTCATTTATAGAAACAAGATAAAAAGGATCCTCATAAGAGTAATTAAACTCCTCATGATGATCTTCAAATTTTTCCATGATTAGATCAGTGCTTTAAGTTGTGTTATAGTAGTTGCGTTATTAATACTTGTATATGGTACTGCAGGGTTTGACTTAAGAGATGCAGATTCCCCTTTCATATCGGCTATTGACTGAATATCAGCGTTCTCTTTCTTAATAGCAAGAAACTTAGATTCTAATATCTCTGTCGTAAGTGTCTTTGATTTGGCAAGATCTGCTGTAACAGTCTTACTACCATGATTATATGTCCATGCAGATCTAAACTCATTAGAAGGTAGATCAGTAGGGTTAATAACTGAGTAGTTAGCTGTTGGAATATCCTTTGATATAACAGCATCATCCGATAGAACACAATCCATCGTGGGGATTACTATTCTACAGTTGCCGTCAGCATCGGCATATGCGATGACTTTATTGCGTGACATTACTCGTCACCAGCAGTAGCAGCGAGATTCTGTGCCCAAGAATATGCAATCAATACCTTTGCTTTAGCATCATCTGCATCCTTAGCATAAACATCAGCAGTAAAGTTACCACTTGCATTATCTTCGTATGTAACAACGAAGTGAGAACCGTTGTATCCAGCCATTGTTAGTCCTATGAAAAACGAAAGAGGGAGCGAACTCCCTCTGGTTATTTATATCACTCTTCTGCTAACTGTTGAAAGTAAGAGAGAGCATCATCTTCTGCAGCAGGTGCTGCTGCAACTTCTGCAACCTCTTCGTTAGCAACTTCTTCAGCTACTTGACGAGCAGGTGCTGCAGTAAGTTTTAGAACAGACTCAAGACGCTTCTTAAGTTCGTCATAAGTCTTGAACTTATCAGCAGAAACTAATTCCTGTAAGGAATACTCCTTCTTCCAGAGTGCTTCTAAAGCATCATCATCCTTAAGGAGTGGTTTAGGAGCAGCAAACTCAGAACTATCATAGTTCCAGAAACCTGCTACTTTTTTAATCTTAACCTTAAAGTCTGCTCCTGCCCAGAAATCAAATGGATTGAGAGGTGTCTCATCCTCAAATTCTGGTTGCATTGCACCCATGATCTTATCAAAGATCTTCTTACCAAACTTGTATAAGAATACCTGACCTTCATTAGAAGGATTAGCAGGATCTTTTACAACATAGATGTTAGCATAATAAGAAAGCTTACGCTTTTGATTACGAGCAATTTGCTTATCAGACTCTACTCCACTGTTCCAAAGACCAGTGTTAAATTCTGAACAAGGATCTTTCTGATTCACTGTAGTCAATGAATTCTCAATATACCATCCACCTGGTCCTTGAAAGGCGTGAGAGTATAGTTTTACCCAAGGGAGATCTTCTCCGTCAGG